AATTTTCTCGAAAAATTGGAAACCCCCTTGTATCTTTTTACAAAAGCCTTTATAAATTTTCAAACATTTCATAAAGGAGATCTGATTCATGGTCGCTATTACAGTGTCACAAGCTGAGTTAAACAGTCTTTCTAAAGCTGATCTAGAAAAATACCTTGAAGGTTCAGGGAAACCTATCGGCGCACCTTTTACAATTGAAGGTGAAACAGTATCTTGGTCTGATGGTGTAGACACGTCTGCATCACGACCCAAACCTGAGCCCGTTGTTGAGGAATCAGCACCGGAACCAGTTGAAGAAATTGTTGAGGAAGACGATACACCTGATGTAGATTTAACTAGCATGAGCAAACAGGCTATTGTTGATTATGTTGCTGAGCAAACAGGAACGAACCTCTCTATAAAATTAAAGAAGGACGATTTGATCGCGGCGGCTGTAGGCGCTCTATGACCCAAATTACTCTCGCCCCGGATACATTAAGTAGAATGTCTCCACAAGAGGTAGAGAGTTATCTTCAAGGTAGTGGAAAACCAGCAAACGATCCTTTTTCAATATACGGATACCTTGTTTCATGGGGCGAACACTATAATGCCCAAGAACAGTATTGCCGAGACCCACGTACAGAAGAATCTAAAAAGCGCAAATATTCACTTGTTTATGTACCAACCAGCGAGCGTCCAGATTTTAATGACATAAATAAGTCAGAAATTATCGCTTGGGTATATGAACATTTTGATATAACGTATCCATCCAATACTCCCAAGGCTAATATGATAGAAATTGCGGAGACACTATGAAACCAAAACGTCGTTTGACGCATCCCCCTACTCGGCGAGTTCAGTTAGTTCCTTCTAAGAAACCTACTTTGGTGAAAAGGAAAAAGCCTCGTGGTCGTGGCTAGTGATGTAACAGCTCTCGAAAACTTAATGAATCAGACTTCACTGTCTGCGGTTCGTAAGGTACGGGCCGAGCGGAGTATGTACGAGTTTCTAAAACAAAGTTGGCCTACGATAGAACCAGGACGCGAGTTTAAAGATAACTGGCATATCGAATCAATATGTGAGCATTTACAAGCGGTGGCTGAGGGAGAACTTACCCGCTTGATTATCAACATACCACCGCGCCATATGAAATCACTAAGTTGCGCCGTAGCCTTTCCAACATGGACATGGATTGACCACCCTAGTACACAGTTTCTATTTGCATCTTATAGTGGTGGCCTCAGTATGCGAGACAGTGTTAAGTGCAGACGGTTAATACAGTCGCCTTGGTATTCTAAAAACTGGGCAGACAACTTTAGTTTAACAGGTGATCAAAACCAAAAAGCACGTTTTGAAAACTCACACAACGGTCACCGTATATCAACCAGTGTGGGTGGTGCGTTAACGGGTGAAGGCGGCGACATAATTGTTATTGACGATCCGCATAATGTTAAAGAAGCAGAGTCAGAAACCGTTCGGCAATCTACAATTGAATGGTGGGACACAGCAGTACAGACACGATTGAATAACCCAAAGACAGGTGCGTTTGTTATTATCATGCAACGAGTACACCAAGCAGATTTAGTTGGTCATATATTAGCCCACGCCGAAGAGTCAGGTGAGGATTGGACACACCTTTGCGTTCCAGCTGAATATGAGGAAAACCACCCCCACCCGTTTCAAACACTGTTGCCACAAGCTCTACATAAGAAAGACCCACGTACAGACGAGGGCGCACTGCTTTGGCCTGACCGCTTTGGTCAAAAAGAACTAGATCGATTAAAGGTAACTTTGGGAACGTATGCTTCTGCAGGGCAATTACAACAAAGACCAAGCCCGAAGGGTGGTGGCATAGTCCGAAAAGATTGGTGGCGGTTGTGGGAAAAAGATGAACTGCCTAAGTTTTCCTATGTTTTACAATCTTGGGACACAGCTTTTTCAGAAAGAGATGTTAAGAAAGCGGCGTACAGTGCAGTCACTACTTGGGGCGTGTTTACATACGGTTCAAGATATCACATAATGTTAATGCACCGTTTCAGAGATAAACTGGCCTACCCTGATCTTCGTAGAGAAGCAACGAGCCTATACGCTGAGTATGGCCCCGATGCTGTTATTATAGAGAAGAAGGCCTCCGGCCATTCTCTTATTCAAGATATGCGCCAAGCAGGAATACCTGTAATTAAGTACACGCCAGACAGAGATAAAATTAGTAGGCTTCACACAGCCAGTGTATTAATAGAATCAGGAGCAGTTTGGTACCCTGATAGACGTTGGGCAGAAGATGTTATTGAGCACTGCGCTATTTATCCAGCAGGAGATGGTGCAGATATCGTAGATACTGTAAGCCAAGCTCTTATCAGATTAAAAACGATGTGGTATGGTACTCCCGAAGAAGATGACGAATTTGACCCAGAGATCCCAGAAAGGTTCGACCCACTAAATAACGTGGTTCAGTTCGCAAGAAACGAGGCAATTTATGGCTGATTACGCATTAAACACAGAACTACAAGACGAGGAAGAGTTAGAAATTCCTCCAGTTATGGACTTAGGTGATGACCTAATAGAAATGGATTTAGATGGTAAAGGTTTTGAAGACGAAGACTCAGAACCACGCCTTCGTGAATTTGATGACAACCTTGCTGAAGATTTAGAAGATGAGGAAAAATTAGAAATAGCCTCAGATCTGGCATCTAAATTTGATTCTGATAGGCGGTCAAGAGACGAATGGCTAGAAGTGTATGAAAAAGGACTTGAGTCTTTACGTCCAGATGAGTCTGATGGGGATACAGCAAGAACAATGCGTAGTAGTCGTAATATGTCTACAGTGGTGCATCCTTTGATTGCAGAAACAGCAACACAGTTTCAAGCTAAAGCTATTAATGAACTTTATCCAGCGGCAGGGCCAGTAGGCGCGATTGTTTTTGGTCAAACTAGCCCTGAACTTCAAGACCAAGCTAACCGTGTATCTACATATATGAACTACCAAGTTACAGAAGAAATGGAAGAGTACTTTCCAGACATGGATCAAATGCTTTTTCATTTACCTCTTGTCGGCCACACTTTTAAGAAAAGTTATTTTGATACAGTTTTACGCCGAATAACAAGCACATTTATTCAAGGTGCAGATCTTGTAGTAGATGCAGATGCAACGTCTCTGGAAACAGCGTTACGCACCACTGAAACTATTCGTATGAGCACACAAAAGTTTGCTGAATATGTACACGCAGGGTTTTATATGGATGTGCAACTTCCTTCTGGAAATTCTAATTCAGGAAATATATCTACTACGCCGCAACAAATTGAAGGCGTAGCCCCTGAAGATAGTTCCAGGGAAGAGTCAATTGTCTTGTTAGAGTGCCATTGTTATTTAAACATTGAGTCTAAAAAAGGTGAGCCAGACAAACCGTTTATTGTTACTTACTTTGAAGATACAGAAGAAGTTGTTTCTATACGAAGAAATTGGACTGAAAATTCTTCAAACGAGTTTAAAAAATGTACATGGTATGTTTCTTATAAATTTCTTCCTGGGCTAGGTTTCTATGGTTTTGGCCTTTATCATATCATTGGTGGTTTAGGAAAAGCGGCAACAGGAGCACTAAGGTCTTTACTTGATGCGGCGGCGTTTGCGAATCTTCAAGGTGGCTTTAAACTTAAAGGCCGTGTTGGTGGCGGTGAAATTGAAATAGCTCCTGGAGAGTTTACAGATATCGACGCTATTACAGAAGATATTAATAAAGCTATTATGCCGCTACCGTTTAAAGAACCAAGCCAAACAATGATGGCATTGTTAACGTATGTCGTTGAAGTCGGAAGACGGTTTGCAAATACAGCAGACATAAACATAAGCGATGCTAATCAAAATACACCTGTTGGCACAACAGTCGCGCTTCTTGAAGAAAACGGTAAAGTTTTTAGCGCAATACATAAAAGATTGCATAACGCTCAACGAAAAGAATTTAAGTTAATTGCTAAACTAAATGGTATGTATCTTCCTGCCCACTATCCTTTTCGTATGAAGGGTGTAGAAGAAAGCTATGTTTTAGCAAAAGATTTTGATGAAAGAATTGATGTAGTACCTACAAGTGATCCGTCTACTTTTTCTAGTACTCAAAGAATTGCTCAAGGTCAGGCGGCTATGCAAATGCTACAGGCCGCGCCTGAAATGCACAACAAGTATAAAGTTCATAAACGTATGTACGAGGCACTTCGCATACCAAACTATGAAGAATTTTTATTTGATCCAAATGATATAGAACGTATGGACCCTGTAACAGAAAATGTAGCTATTATGAACGGTGCGCCTGTTCGGGCGTTTATAGACCAACACCATGATAGCCATATTGCTGTTCTTGATGATTGGTATCAACGTCTGCCACCCGAAGGGCAACAGATGTTTCAAAATCAATATATTAGCCATAGGTCAGAACATATGTCTTTACTGTATAGAGTTCAGGTTGAAGCGGCAATGGGTGCTCCACTGCCAAGGCTACCAAACTTTAAAGATCCTAGTGATAAACCTGATGACATTGATCCAATTACAGATGCTAAAATTGCTGAAGCCGCCGCGCAAGTGGTAAACAATTTAAAAGAAAAGCAACCTATTGGTCCAGCATTACCTAAGATGGGTGGAGGTCAAAACGCCGCGCCGAATCCAATGGAAACGGCACGTATGATGATGCAGATAG